CAAGAATTTTATATAACTTTCCACATAAAAAAGAGGATGATACTGATGCTCCAGCAGTTCTTTATTCTCCTCCAGTTAGACTAGCAGATGGTACTGTACCTTCAGGAGTTTATATTGCAGGAATTGACCCATATGATCATGACCAGAGTAGCACTAATTCATTAGGGAGTACTCTAATTATGAATAGATTAAATAATCAAATAGTAGCAGAATATAGTGCAAGACCTAGTACAGCTAAAGAATACTATGAACAAGTAAGAAGAATGCTTACCTTTTATAATGCTAGAGCTCTATATGAAAGTGAAAGAAAAGGTATATTTGATTACTTTGAATCTAAACATAGTTTACATCTCTTATGTGAAGAGCCAAGCATAGTTCATGATATTATTAAACATTCTTCTCCAACAAGAAAATATGGACTTAAAATGTCTGAACCTATTAAAAGGTGGGGTGAAGGAATGTTGGCAACTTGGCTACAAGAACTCAATGATGCTGAGGGCTTCAAAATGAATATGCATAAAATAAGAAGTATTCCTCTTCTTAAAGAACTTGCAGCATATGACCCAGACCCCAAGAAAAACTATGATAGAGTAATGGCATTTATTTGTCTTCTCTACCAATATCGCCAAGATTTATCTTATGTAGTTACTTTAGATGAAGATAAACCTAAGTATATACCAATGCATAAAAGAGGAATTTTTGGTAAATCTTTATATCATAGACCTCCTCTAGGAAACCCTAAATAACATTAAGCTATAAATTTCATCAAAAATAATACTTGCTTTTACAAAATTAGAATTATTTAGACTATTTTTGTAAATTGCCCTAAAAATAATGGAAACAAGAGACTTAAAAGATTCCTCACTATTATACTTTCCAGTACAGAAAATCCCTTATAAGGATAAAGATATTACTTGGAGAGAGGCTTGTGTAGATGGAGTAATTAGTATTGCTTACAATTTTGGAAGATCTAGAAGATCTCCATCTAGATATAAAAGGCGTAATTATAATTTATTTAATAATAAGATTGATAGAGCAGATTTTGATTATGTGCTTAATCCCTTTAACTTAAGTAAAGAACAATTAAAAGAATTTAATTATCCTGCAAGTTTACAGCCTTATGATGTTATCTCTAGGTATTTTCATTTATTACTGGGTGAAGAAAGCAAGAGAGTCTTCAATCCCTTAGTTAAGGCCGTTGATCAAGATTCATTATCTGAAAAACAAAATTTAAAAAAACAACAAATATTAGAGGTCTTAAATCAGATGCTAAGCCAAGGTTTAAATCCTGATCAGCAAGACCCTAATAAGCCACCGCCTACTCCTGAACAATTAGCAAAATATCAACACTATACTCCTCAAATGATGAGAGAGAGTATAGCCAACAAACTATTAAACTTTTACTTTAAGAAAGAATCTTTACCAGTTAAGTTTAATGATTGCTTTAAAGATGCTTTAATTGCTGGAGAAGAAATTATAAGTGTTGAAAAAGTAGGCAATGGGGTACAAGCTAGAAGAGTAAATCCTCTTGAGTTATTTTTTGTACTTAATAATAATCAAGATATTCTAGATGATGCTGAAAAAATCTATGAAAGAAACTACTTAACTGTATCTGAAATCATAGACCAATTTTATGAGTATCTCACGGATGATCAAATTAAAGATCTTGAGTCTATTCAATCTGGAGCTATCCCAACTAATATTTATGGTCCTCCAATTCTTAATATTGGAGAAGTAGATAGTATTTATACTTTTGAAGATGATTATGGTCAAAGAGGTATTCCTGTACATAGAGTTCGTTGGAAATCTAAAAAGAAAATGGGAATACATCATTTTTATGATGCTGAAGGAAATCCACAAGAAGAAGTTGTTGAAGAAACTTTTAAAGTTAATAAGCAAGATAAAACTTCTTGGGTAGAGTGGTTCTGGATTAATGAGTACTGGGAAGGTGTAAGAATAGGTGTAGATATGTATTTACACCCATTAATTAGACCTAGAAAACAGCAATTCAGAAGTATGGATAATTTATCTGAATGTAAGTCTGGTTATGTAGGTACAGTTTATTCTTGTACTAATACACAATCAGTATCCTTGATGGATAGACTGGTTCCCTGGGTATATCTGTACCTTATTATTTGGTATAGAACAGAACTCTTAATTTCAAAAAATATTGGTAATATTGGATTAATAGATACTAGTTTAATTCCTGATGGATGGGATCCTGAAAAATGGATGTACTATGCACAGGCTATGGGCTTTGGGTTTGTTAATACTTATAATGAAGGTAACAGGAGTCTTGGTATGTCAGGAGGAGCTAACCTAAGTACCCAGAATAAAGTTCTGCCCTTAGAGCACTCTCAATTTATTATACAGCATTTATCTCTTCTTCAACATATTGATGAAAGAATACAAGCTACTGCAGGTATTACTCCTCAAAGACTTGGGGCTATTACTCAAGATTCATTAGTAGGTAATACTGAAAGATCCGTTACTCAATCTTCTCATATTACTGAACCTTATTTTGCATTACATGAAAACTTTAAGCTAAGAGTATGTGATGCAGTAATTGAGGTAGCTAAAGAATGTATGGAAGGTAAGACTGCTAATTTTCAGTATATCACCGATGATTTAGGAGAAATTCTATTTGAAGTAGACGGTAATGATTTTGTTAATGCAGATTACGGAGTATTTGTTACTAATACTTCTAAAGATCAAGCTACTTTAGAAACAGCTAAACAACTTTTACAAGCTGCTTTACAGAATGATAAACTTATGCTCTCTGATGCTATTTCAGTACTTAATAGTACTTCTGTATCAGATATCACAGCTAAGCTTAGACGTTCTGAATTAGAAGCTGCCCAAAGAGCTAGTCAAGAAGGTGAAAGACAAGCTCAAATGCAACAACAGCAGTTAGAAGCTACACAAGCTCTTGAAAAGGAGAAAATGGATAGAGATGATTATAATAAGGAGCAAGATCGTCAAGTTAAGATTCAAGTAGCTGAAATTGGAGCTTTATCTTTTGCTAAAGATACTGATGCTGATAATGATGGAGTTCCAGATGTTATTGAAACTGCTAATCTAGCTTTAGAAGAAAGAAAGCATTTAGCTCAAACTGAACTTGAGAAGAAGAAATTACAACTTGAGCAGGCTAAGCTTGATGCTGAAAATGCAAGAACTGCTCAGGATGGAAAACTTAAGAAACAGGAACTTGAGACTAAAGAAAGAATAGAAAAGTTTAAGGCTAAACATCGTCCTAAACCTGCAGCTAAAAAGAAATAAAAATGAAGCTAATTTAACATTTAGCTATAATTTGAATTTAAAATTAAATAAAAAATAATATAATTGATAATTAATGACTTATATTTGCATAAAATTAAGTAAAAATAGAAAGATAGATGAGCGAGATTAAACTTGATTTTGAGGCTTTAGAAAGACTCAACTTACCACCAATTCAAGATATTCCTGGAAATAATGAAGACATTCTAGGTCAGGAACAAATTGAAGATGCTGCAGAAGCAGCACTAGAAGAAGTAGAAAGTATTGAAGATTTAGAGGATAAGGAAACTGAAGGCTCTACAGAAACTACTGCAAATGAAGAAGTTATAGAAAGTACTTCAGATGAACCAGAAGTTTCAATTATTCAAGGACTTTCCGAATGGGCTAAATCTAAAGGATTATTTGATTATAAAGAAGAAGAATTTGAAGACTCTGAAGACTTTCTTGAAAGAAAGCTTGTAGAGAAATCTAAGCAATTTTCAGAAGAGTGGAAAAGCTCTCTTCCTCCACTAGTCAAAGAAATCATTGATAACTATCAAGAAGGGGTACCTTTGGATGAGTTAGTTTACTCAAAATCAAGAGAAATTGAATACTCAGGTATTACTGATAAAGAACTAGAATCTAAAGAAGATCTGCAAAAAAAGTTAATTTCTGATTGGCTTTATACACAAGATTATACTGAAGATGAAGTAACTTCTAAACTTAAGAAACTTGAAGATGCAATGCTTCTGGAAGATGAAGCTAAAACTGCACTTAGAAAACTTAAGACTTATGAAGTAAAGTATCAAGAACAATTAAAAGCTCAAGTAGCTGAGGCTAAGCAAGCTGAAGAAAAAGCTTTTAAAGAAAAGGTTCAAAGTATTCAGAGTGAGATTTTGTCTTCTGAAGAAATTATTAAAGGTATTAAACTTTCTAAGGAAGAAAGACAAAAGATAGCTGATGCTTATACTAAACTTGACTCAAAGGGTGAAACTGCTTTAACTAAAGCAATTAAGAGTGATCCTCAAGCTTGGTATAAAATTACTCAGTTTATGGTATCATTGGGTGGAGACTTAAGTAAAGTTGAACAGAAAATTAAAACTGATACAACTAAGCAAGTTAAAAATTCAGTGAACACTTATAAGGAAACTCCAGGATTGAATAAACTAACTAGTCCTGAATCCTTAAAAGCAATGAAGAAGATAATTAACCAATCTAAGAAAAATAAATAAAACTAAATTTTAACTATAACAAATGGCAACACAAGGAATTAATGCGCTGCAGGTATCCTATGCTAAAAGTTGGGCTGGACTAACAACAGATAACCATCTTTATGCAATCTATCAGAATGAACCTCAGCTGGCTTCAGACATTGTAACTGAAGTATTTAATAAAATGGGCTACTCAGGTTTGGATAACTTTTTATCTAAATACCCAGTAAAGATCATGGATCATGATGGGGAATATGAGTGGATGCTCAAAGGAGATGATAGAAAAGCTATCAAGATTGTTAGTTACTCAGCTGCAGGTTCTGCATCAGAAACTAGACCTGGCCTCAATCAGTCTATTTTCCAGATTACTTTGGAAGAAAGATGGTTTGGTATGTCAGATGTTCTTCAGTTTGATGATAAAGAATATACTGTACGTGTAGTATCAGATGGTTATGCTGATGGTACTAATTGGGTACATGATGTCCAGACTATGGACCCTACACCTAATTCATTTATTCCTACAGCTCTTTTAACAGCTGGTAGAAAGGTATCTAGAGGCTGGACTTC